TACCACAGAGTGTTAGAATATCAGTATGGGATACGTATATTGGTAGAACAATCGGTGAAACAACCTGTTATGTATGTAATAATATTAAAATATCTCAATTTGATTTTCATTGCGGTCATGTAATAGCTGAGAAGAATGGTGGTGATATTTCTCTTACAAATTTAAGACCAATATGTAAGTCATGTAATTGTTCAATGGGAACACAAAATTTAAATGAATATAAACAAAAATATTTTAAAATAGTTAACTAAGAAAATCTTTTCTATTAGACTATACTAATAATACTTTTTAAAATATTATAAAATATTAAAAATAAAAAATATCTCTCTCTTTAATAATATCGCAAATAATATAATAACAAAAAGGATTTAAAAGAATAAATATATAATATCATGATAATATAGAAAAGATTGCTTGTGGATAAGCAATGCTTCACAAATGTACTCAATGTTCATATATAACAGATATAAAATGTAATTTGAAACGACATTGTATAAGAAAACATGAATCTTCTGAAAATGATAAAAAATCGCCGGATAGCACAAATATCAAGGAAAAATGCGAAAATCCCAACATCACTTGTGAAAATATATTATCACCATTTCAATGTGAAAAATGTACTAAAGTTTTATCAAACAAACGAAATTTAAAATATCATATGAATGTGTGTAAAGGTGTTAAAAACTCATTAGAGTGTCATATATGTCATCGCATATTTAATAGTCATTCTGCTAAAAGTTTTCATCTTAAAACATGTAGTACGCGCTCTATAGTTAATTTAACTCTACCCTCCCAAACACTCCCACCCTCTCCCACTACCGCTCCACAAACAATAAATAACACATATATAAGTGGTAATCAAAATAATACAATTAATAATACAATAAATAATAATATAACAATACTTGCAGTAGACCCTACTAAGTTAGAAAATCTCGATTTTGTTACAGACCATATAACAAATCCAGACCTTAAAAAAATACTCAAAATAACACACAAGGATATGGATGATTCTAAAAAAATAACGATGCTTGAGACTTATATGCGACACCTTATGGCAAATCCAGTGAATAAATGTATAAAGAAAACAAATATGCAAAATGTATATTCACAGGTTCATGTAGGTCACAATAAATGGGAAACAAAACATGATAAGGATCTCTATCCTAAACTCACCTGTAATGTAGCCCAAGGATTCTCTGGTCTCATGGTATTACGTAATAGTGACGCTCCAATGATTAAGACAGAGCGCAAATTAGAAGAGCTTAAAGCATTTCTCGATTATATGGCAGATGAAGGATATCGCAATGATAGTAATCCAGATATAAATCATCAAACTCATCTTGATTTTAAAGAATTAGTTCAAAGAATAAAAGCTGTAATATTTGATGTATTCAAGATTGCAATGTAATTAAAATAAAAAATGATACTAATTAACTAAGTTTAATTTAAAGCTTTAACATAATGTTATACTTAATGGGTATGACTGATAAAAAAGATTTTTTATTTAGATTTGTACCAACAGATATTAGAAAAGAATTAAAATTAGATACAGAAGCATTATTTAGTACTACAGATCAACTAACTGCTGATAAAATAACAAAAGATATTTTAAAGTTTATACCAAAAACAGCTCATATTACAGATGCAACAGCCTGTATAGGTGGGTCAGCATTTTCATTCTTACAAAATTTTTCACACGTTCTTGCTATAGAATATGATAAAGTTCGTTTTGAATATTTGCAAGAAAATATCAGCAAACTTAAAACAACACTTATTTCTTCATCAAATACAATAGAATGTCGCAATGGAGATGCATTAATAGAATGTGTAAAACAATATCAAGATGCAATATTTATTGATCCTCCTTGGGGTGGTCCAGAATATAAAATTCAACAATCTGTAGAACTTTATTTGTCACATACTCCATTGAGTGAAGTTTGTAAACAATTTCATCAATATACAAAATATATAATTTTAAAAGTACCAACAAATTTTGATGAACAAAATTTTATTAAAGATACATTACCTTTTATGAAACAAGTACATAAAAATGCACAATTAAGAAAAATGAATATTATAATATTTGAAACTCAGCCATTAATATAATATTTTGTAATTTTTATAATTCAATATGAACAGTCGTATTCATATTGTTCATTGGGTTTGTTATAAATAAAAACATTGGTATTGTAAATGCAAATAAATAACTTACCAAAACAAAAGACGCACAAGTTTTACTAATACAAGTTAAATTATCTTGTGTTTTCTCTGCTTCTTCAAAGTCACGATATGCTTGCTCATCACGTTTAATATAATAGCATCTTTCACATTCACATTCACAATGAGTGCAATCACAATCATCTTCACAATCGCATTCGTCATCTAATGACATAAGTGGTGGTGGTCCATCGTCTTCTTCGTCGTCTTCATCTTCGTCGTCTTCTTCATCTTCTTCCTCGTCGTCTTCTTCGTCTTCATCATTAAATGAACGTACGCGTACAGTATAATGATTTGGTTCTTCAATATAATTTGGAATTATATTTTCTTTATTATTTTCATTTACAAGAATGACTTCATAGTCTTCATCGATATAATCGATAGTACTTGGTGTTTCAAAAGGAGCGTCGACTAAATATTTTGGTACAAGAATGTCATCATCTTTATCAACATTATTATTGTTTAAATAAGCAACAACAAAATTTTTTAAATTCTTTTCCCAATATGTAACATGAGTTCTTACAAGTTCTTTATTTTGTAAAATAATTTGAAATAATGGCACTGACACTGGTTCCATTATCTCATTTACCACTTCCATTTTTGTATGTAACTTCAACATCTGTAATGTTTAAATGCTTTATTAATTTATTATTAAATTTGCGAGTTTTTTTATATACTCGTAAAATAATTGCGCGAATATCATCTTTGTATAATATTCGTTTTTCCATAAGTTCTTCTGCGAGACTATTAAGTAAAATTCTATTTTTAATAATAAGTTTACGAATTTGTTTATGTGTTTTTTTAATAATATCATTTGCAGTATTTTGAATCATTTCTTGTAGTTGTGGTGTATTCCAAGTATCCCATTCAGTTACACCTATACTTTGACTGAAGCCATATGTTGCAATTATATCATATGCTAATTGAATTGCAATTTCAATATCACTACTTTTTCCACTTGAAGAACGCAATGCTCCAAATATTATTTCTTCTGCGACACGTCCACCTAAAATTATTTTTAAGCGACTTTCTAAATTTACACGGTCGGGTATATTTGGTAAGCTTTGGATCTGAAAAATTGGATCAATACTTATGCTTTCAATAGAATCAATAGTATTTGTCAATAATTGTGATATCAATTTTCCAGATTCACGATATGCAGTCATTTTAATATTTTGGTCATATTGATCTAATATAGGTGGGGGTTTTATACTATCAGTTTTTTTATTTGTTAAAATTGTTTTAATAACAAATGAAAGAAAAATACATTGTAATATAATAAGTGATATATCTAAAACTGATAGCTGAATTGGTGGTTTATGATTAGAATCTATATGAATATCAACATTATTATCTATAAGAAAATTTATAATATCATACCCTTCTGGTAATAATAGCTCTTTTTCAGTTGAATTTTTAAATAATATTTTAACAAAATGTTGGTCTTGAGTAATATGCACCGATTCTATTTCATTATTGGTTACATTTTCAATAAATTTAGAATAATCCCAATCTTTTGAAGTGTGTATAGATGGTGCTATATATATTAATTTTCGTGAAGGTGCAGGTGCAGGTGCAGGTCTAGTATATTCTATTTTATATTCAGGATATGATGAAATTTGAGGAGGTAATACATTACAAGCGACTATTTTAAATGATCTATACATTTAGCTATATTAGTTAATTTAAATATTATTTTTACATCAATTTTTAAATAATCTTTCTATAGTATAAAAAGACAATGACCACTACAACTCCACTACCACCTCCACCACAACCTCTACCTAATTCTAAAATTGAATATATTATTATAATTTTAATAATAGTTCTTTCTATACCATATGCAGCATATTTATCTTGGTCATGTAACACTGGTTTAGGTATTAGCACAGGTCTAAAATTATTATATGCATTTTTCGCAGGTCTTGGAAATGTAGGCTATTTAATGTTTTACTTCGTGTATCGCCTTGGAATATGTGGTCCATGGGCACCCAAGCAATCAGTACAATCATCAGCCTATGGTGGTAAAAACGTTATTAAATATCATTAAGACAAGCTTTGTTAGCCATTTCATCTGCGCGTGCATTCCATATTGACATCCAATCTTCGCGACCAGTATGTGCTGCAACCCATCTCCAAATTATTTTTCTACGCATTGAGAGTTGATCAAGTTTTACAACTAAATCTAAATTTAAAATTACTCCACCATCACTTTTTTTCCATCCTTTACTTTTCCAGCTCCTAATCCATTTAGTTACTGTATTCATTAGTAACTGGCTATCAGTATACATATATACTGATTTACCAAGTCCAGGATCTTCTTTCTCACATTGTTCAAGTGCACGAATGCACCCAGTATATTCAGCTCTATTATTTGTTCGCGTAGTACTTCGAAGTGGTTCACTTATATCAAGATGTGGATGATTTGGAAATACTGCAGCATATCCAGCACGTGCATTTGTACTTCCATTTCCTTTACATGCTCCATCGGTAAATACAACAAGTGCATCTGCTGGATGTGGAGACACCATTGGATTTAATGAAGGAGCAGTGGTTGGTATAACATCAATAATTCCAAATTGACCTAATATAAGTGAACCATTACCACGTATAAATGTTTCTGCATCTTCACGAGTTGTGAATTTTTTGTATCGTGCTCCATTAAATCCATCAATATGTTTTTTAGCTTCAGCCCATGTTGAAAAAATACCAGTTTGTCGACCTCGCGCAACAGCATATAAAAATTTAGGTGCCATTATTCGTAACTAATACTAATTATATAAAAATAATTCAGATTTTTAACTCTGGTAAATTATCCAAATCCTTATTTTCGATTCCATTTTCTAAACATCCACGATTAAATATATCTTTACCATTCTCAATACATGATTTAATATGAAAAATATTTTTATACTTATCATCATCATATTCACGATGAGATGATGATTCAATCATTCTATAAATTTCATCATATGATTGAAAGTACATACACTTCCAACCACCATTTATAATATAAGGTGAGTCATTTGTTGGCATCATATTACGTAATTTAGTAAGTGAATATTTTGCAAGATTTTTTCGAGTTGTAATAAAAGGATAACACCATTTATAAATTTTTTTCCATTTATAATTATATATATATATACTCATTTCTAAATGTATTAAGCCACCTTCAGTATAAATATTCTTAAGATCCTTAAAAATACTTTTACATGGAATTTCTTCTACATCACCACAATACAATAGATAGTCTTCATTTTTAGGAAGACTATTTAAATATTCACTTGCAAAATCTCTTTGATAGTGTTCACGACACCAAGAATCATATGATGTAGGTAACATCCAAATTTCAGGTTTCCATAACATATTTTTATTATATTCAGGAATTTTTTTAATGATATCAAAAGAGTCAATAATAATATATTTAATTTTATCCATGTATGGTGCAAATAGTACCTTATTTTTTTCAAAGTATAGCTCAGTTTTTATACCTCCAGAATGAGTTTCACGTGCTTCAATTATAATAAATGTATGAATTGTATTATATAAATATTGTACACGAATGAGTGCAATTTCTTCACCATTATATGAGAATGTATCATATATTTTATATTGAACACTGCTCATATCTTTATACACTATGACATTACAATATCTATAATATAATTATAACCTTTATATAAGGCTTCTGTAAATTACATATATTCAATAACAACACTATGAAAGTACTTGTATTTGGTAGTAAAGGATGGATTGGTGGACAATTTATTCAACTTCTTAAAAAAGGAAATCATGAAATAATTCAAACACATCATCGTGCAGATGATGATGAATCTGTTGCAAAACTTCTTGATAAATATCAACCATCACATGTTGTAAGTTTTATTGGAAGAACACATGGACCAGGGCATTCTACAATTGATTATTTAGAACTTCCAGGAAAAATTAAAGAAAATGTATGTGATAATCTCTATGCACCAGTTTCATTAGCATTTCATTGTGCAAAACGTAATATACATTATACATATTTAGGTACTGGATGTATTTTCTTAGCAGAAGATCCTACATCATGTAGCTATAATGAAGATGCACTTCCAGATTTTTTTGGTTCAGCTTACAGTATTGTAAAAGGCTATACTGATCGTATTATGCATAATTTTAAAGATAATTCATTAAATGTTCGCATTCGTATGCCAATAACTGCAGATAAAAATCCACGTAATTTTATTACAAAAATAACTAGCTATGAAAAAATCTGTAGTATTCCAAATTCTATGACAGTTCTTCCAGAACTTCTGCCTCTTCTTCTTAAAATGATGGAATCAAATAAAACTGGTACAGTTAATCTTACTAATCCAGGAGTAATTAGTCATAATGAAATACTTGCGATGTATAAAGAAATAGTTGAGCCACAATTTACTTGGCAAAATTTTACAGTTGAAGAACAAAATAAAATTCTTCTATCAAAACGTAGCAATAATCAATTAGATACACATCTTCTTCAAGAATGGTATCCAGAAGTTCTTCCAATTAAAGATAGTATTCGTAAATGTTTAGAAATAATGGCAGAAAATAAACACAAAATAGATACAAAAGAAAAAACACAAACATGTTCAATTTCTTAATTGTTTAAATAGTATATAAAGAATCAACGCTTTATTTTTTCAATATTATTAATACATTAGTATGTCATACTGTGGCGGATTAGGTAATTTAGGTGCAACATGTGCAGTAAATACACTTATACAATGTATTACACATACAACATTATTACGTAAATTTTTCTTAAAAAATACATTTGATGAAGTATCTATTTCTTATCAAATAAAAGATGTATTACAATTAATATATGAAAAACATGCAACTGTGGCTCCAAAAGCATTATTATATAGATTATATCAATTATTCCCAAATAATTTACACCATGGTGAACAACATGATTTATGTGAATTATGGATGTTAATTTCTGATAAAGTAGCTGAAGAAATTGGACAACCTATGCAACCTCCTTCAAAAACATTAGAAGAAGCACCGAATGATTTGGAAAATAAAATTCATCACACAATATATAATTGTAATAATAAAAAATTTTCTCCATGGATTAAAATAATTCAAGGTATACAATTAGGTATATTACAATGTGCTAAACAACAATGTTCGGAAAAATATTATAATCCAGAAATATTTTCAACACTTACAGTTGATATTCAAAAAAATGCAACATCAGTACCTGAATTACGAGATTTGCTATTACAATTTTATACAATAGAAAATTTAGATGTTGAAGGATGGAAATGTGACAAATGTAATGAACAAGTTGGTGCAAAAAAACAAATACAATTATTAAAATTACCAAAAGTACTCATTGTAGTCATTAAACGTTTTTTAATGAATGAACATGGTAATTTTCAAAAAATTATAAATCCAGTACATATTAACTCAGAATTAGAATTTACATTTACTAATTCAAAATGTAAATATGTTCTATTATCAGTTGGAAATCATTATGGACATTATAATGGTGGACATTACACTGCCAATTGTTTATATGTAGTAGATTCAAATGAAACTTCTTTTACAACAAAATGGATAAATTATGATGATGAAAATGTACGAGAAATATCTTCAAACGAATTTCTTTTAAACAATAGTGATGCATATGTATTGTTTTATGAAATGATTTCGGAAACTCAATTATAAAATGACTCAATCTATATTAATATGACAATTCATAAGCATATTTTCAACAATGAATCTATTTAAAATAGGTTTTGCAGTTTTAATGAGATTTTTTTTAATACAATTATTTGGTAAAATTGTATAAATACTTGTAAGCATATTTTCAAATGATTCAAAATAGATATCATTATTTTGAATAGAATATCTTAATCTTAATCTTACATCATAAAGGTCTTTATATGAAATTATATATCCTGAAGATTGTTTTTCAGCATTTTCAAATATTTGAAATTCGTCAGTTTCAATAAGATAATCAAATGGTAATAAAATAATATTTTGAAGAAATATCCATAATATAATATCAATATGAATATACATTTTAATATAATTTATTAACCCTTTTCATTTTTTTATAACTATTATGTAATGGAGATTCATTCAATATATATATTAATTATAATATGTATTGCAATACTTTTATCATTATATGTACAATTATATGGGTCATCTAATTATGAATATTTTGATGAAACATCTCCATCAATACGTATTAATAAACCTTCAGTGCAAAGAATATATGGGACATCATCACTTGATGCAGTTATTCCCGATGCATCCCAATCTCAATCAAGTATTATAGATGGTGGAAGTTCATCATTATCACCTGTTGCAGCACCTATTATACCAATATCATCTGTAACAGCTCCTTCTTCATTATTACAACTTGATTCTACACAATCTCGTATGGATTTTATAAATAATTCAAATTCAGATTCTAAAAATAATTCATTTCAATTAGCACCATCATTCTCATCATCGCAGATACAATCACCATTAATAGCTTCTACACCTTCATTTTATTCAAAAGCTGTTGATTTTTTTGCACCAGAACCTTAATTATGATGAAAAATTTTGACCATCTTTTCTCATAACACGTAATACTAATTGATGATCATACCCATTAAATTGATACAATGACCCATCACCTCTAGTAATTGTAACTGCAATTTGGTCAATTTTAGTTTGCATTGGTCCAAGTTTATATACACCTTTTTTTTCTTTCAAATCGTTTGACATAGTAAAACGAGTTCTAGGTGTTTTATTTTCAAGAGGAATTGTTATAAATCCATTATACATTGTACTCGATAATGAAATATTTGGATGGTAGTCATTTATACTTAATACAACATAAGGTTCTCCATTTAAATCAGGTATTTTACTACCAAATATAAAGTTAGAACTATTAATATTACTTGATATACACATTCCGGCCCCTCTAAAATATTGAGGATCATTTCCAGAAAGTAAATTTCCAGAAATATCATATCTTGCATTTAATCCTAATAATCGAGAAGTTGCTGAATTAATAATTAAATTAAATGGAGATGAATTGGAATTATATATTGCTAATGAACCACCAATATTATTATAAGCATTATTATAATAGGGTAGAACTCCAAAATTACTTGATACAGTATTTAATGAAGTAGCTACTGCAGATGAAAAATCGTTTGAACTTCCCGCAGTAGCAAAATCATATTGACCTTCTGGAATAGTTACAGTTTTATTAACATTACCTTGTCTTAATATAAAAGTATTATTTCCATTATTAACACTACTTTCACCTATTGTCATTTGAAACATCATAATTTCAATTGTATCTGCATTTCTAATTGATTGTGGTAATTTATAAACATATTGTGCAGGATTAGGATATGTAATTTGATTACGATCTGCACTGTCAATTGTTATCATAGTTGTTAAACTTGCGGTTGAACTCATTATTAGTATTAGTAATAATCACTATATTATATATATATATATATATTAATAATTTTTTACGCAACACGATATTTTCTAAAAATTTCTTCAAGTGCTTTATCATCATTTTTTTTTGCAGCTGCAACAGATTCATTATAATAGGGAAATGGAATATCACTTTTAGGTTCTTTTGCAACGTGTTTAAATTTTTGCTTATATGTATTAAAATCACAACTTTCAAAATGTAAAATTGTCATATTTATAATTTTTTCTTCTGTATCAACCTTATCACTTCTAAATCTATGTGGACCAAAACAATGAACATCATCTGCAACACGCCCTCCAGCTTTTCCATTAACATAACTTACACATCCAGATGAAGCAGATGAGCAATCTCTAAATGATGCAGCTTTAAAACACATATCATTCTCACGTGGAATATCTTTATAAATTGCTTCTTTATTATTCATTACAATTGTACGTACTTTATTTGATAATTTAGATAATTCTTTAATATCACCATCAAGGAGTTCATCACAATCTATATGAATTAACCAGTCAATACCATCTTCTTCGGCTTTTTTAAGAGCTAAATCAACCATTTTACATTGTCTAATTTGAATTTCTTTGTACTCATCTTTTCCAGTCGATTTCCCAAGATCAAGTGTAATATCTTTTTGTTTACCTAAATATTCTTCTAGATCTTCACTATCTTCAAGACGTATATAAAAACGTACAATACCAAAAGAACGGTGATATTCTAACCATTCATCAATATCTTTTGGTCGTCGCATCATTGAAACAATAGCTACTTTTAATTTTGTAGAATCATCTAATTGTGTAATTTCAGTTGTACTAATATTCATATCAGGTTTTTCAAGTATTTCTTTATAGTTTTGTTTAGGTTCAATTATTTGCATTTTACTTTCTGTTTCTTTACTAGTGTTATTTTCAAGATAAATTTCTTTATTCTCAAAATTTTCTTGTAATTTACGGTCTCTTAAAAGAAGGACAACAATAACAATAAATAATATACATATAATTAATTTTTCCATTAATCCCTATTAAAGTATGAGTTTTTAAAATTTTATGTCAGTAATAAATACACATATTTCCTAACCCGCTCCTAATATCAATTCTATATGTGTCTGCTCATTTATTTTAATAGACAGTTTTCTATCGTGTTTATTTTTAAAATTATTCAAATGTATTTTAAAATACTCCAATGATTTATTTGAAGGTATTTTCTTAGTTAATTTACCAAATAATATTTTCCAGAATAAACATGACTCATGTAACTCAGACATATTACAATACCATTTCCCATAAACAAACCGATGTGGGTATACATCACGATTCTTCTCAACCATTTTCTTAATAATACCATCGATTACAGAATTCATTAACGAATATAATTCAGTCATCGTTTCAGATAGTTCAATAAAACCGTTTACAGATTCGCTATGCCATTTTTCAAGACAAGGACGTACAATATCACGAATTTGTCCTCGCATACTCCACGAAGGTGTACTTGTAGGTAAATGAGGTATAGACCAATCATGTGATAATTTATATATTGTACTTTTTGTCATATTTAACAATGGACGCGTAAAGCATATTCCATCTTGAATACCAACATTTTGCATTCCAAATAAATTATCATACTTACTACAGTGTGCAATATTTGTCATAATATTTTCAAAACAATCATCGCGATTGTGACCTAATATAACTTGTGGTATCCCCTCACTCTTCAATGCATCCCATTCATTCCATACATATTTATATGTAGCATATCTCACATCTCGTGTATAATCTTCATATATAGTTCGTAAATCCTCATTAATGGACGGCTGTCGTTGTATTTCGCGCAATCTGCGAATATACAAATCAATTCCTAAATAATTACACCAGTCTAGTAAATATTCTTCTTCATCACCACACACCTGCCGATTACAGTAATTAATATGTACTGCGCAAAATTGCACACCAAGACTTTTTAAAATGTAGCTACAAATCATTGAATCAACTCCTCCAGAAAGTGATAGAATGTATTTTTTCTTCAAATCAATTCCAGTTATAAGTTTTTGTATTGTTCCATCATTATCATTAAATATTTGAACACTTCTTTTAAAAGGTGTAAAATCTAATAGCCATACATATTTTTCACCATTCCATTCCACATTATCTCCATCGGGACAATATTTATGAACCATTCTATTTTGCAGAAGTGGACATCGTTCATATGTAGCACGCAAAAATTTACGCATATGTTTTCGTTCATTTTCATCTTCAAACATACCTATTATTTTCCAAGTGTGACTCATAGTTTTAAAAATTCGTACTATATCCAGTGAATGGCGCTGTGGCAAATATATAAATGACCATTCATAAGCAGATAGTTTCCACTCTAAATGTTCATATACTCCAATAATATAATCAGCTATCACCAGCGCATATTGTAAATAATATTCAATACAATGTGCCGCTCCTAAATCACCTCTATATACATGACGTGGAAATTGATCAAAAAATATTACTGCACCAATACAGTGTTCTTTTGTATTTAAATACGACTCTACATTTTCAATAGAGACTTTTTCAAAAAATATCTTAGAAATATACTTATCTACATCACTTCCACAGTTAAACCACCATTCAGGGTGGTTTAACCAAGTATCATATATTTGCTTCATATTAATTACAAAAAATATATAATTTCAAATCATTTTTTACGGAGTCATTTCAAGACGACGTCTTTTAGGCGTGCTTTTCGGTGAACTCATTCCTACGCCAGTTACAGGACTACTTGGAGGCGTACCTTGATCATCATAGTTTACCATGCCTGGGCCAAATCTTTCATGAAATTCACGTTCAATTTCTTCATCTGATTTTGTAGATTGATGTAATTTCGTTAATTCACCAATGAGTGCTTCTATATTTAATGTTTCTCTAATATTGGTTAAACCATTTTTCATAGGATTGTTACCACTTAAATTTTGTGCAATTAAATGAACACAATTAATTGCATTCTTTGCATCAAATAAAACTTTGCTATCATAGGTTGCTTTATTATTTGCTTCTCCTAAATCAATTATATAAGCACGAGGTCTATCACTATCTCTTCGAATTGTAATATTTTCTGGACTGATGTCACCATGTGGCATAGCTTTACTATGAAGATGTTTTATTCCACCCACAATATCATCAATAATAGAAATTAACTCATTATCGTTAAAGGCTCTTAATTGTCCATTCTCATTGAGTTTTTCTAAAGATTCACCGCCATTTTCAATTTGAAGAATATATATAGTTTGCGCATTTTTATCAAATTCGACCCCTTTTTTAACATCTTTATGGTTATATCTTTGCAATATTTTTTTTAGATTTTCATCAACAGGAATACCACTACACGCTTTCATTGGAAATAATAGATTCTCTTTATTTCCAATTCGTTCGTCAATATATTTCGCATTTTTTAATTCTTTATCATAAATACTTTTTTCTGTAATTATTTTTGTTAACATTTTCATTTTGGGATTATAAAATTGCGAAGTCCATTCATATTTACACGGAATTTCATCTTCAATAATTAAAGATGTGGAACCATATGCATCGTCGCCACCCTTCATAACTTTCTTCAAATTTTTAATTAAATCTTTAATTTGTATGCGTATGTTTTTTACCATCTTCACTTACATATTACAATCATTTTTTAAAATACAAAACCCGCCAGTTTCGCATTTCTCTTTTTATAATTTTATATTTTTAAACTACTTTACAGTATCGTATACAAACTTGTCACTAATGAATGGAACCACACAATTGTAGCGTTTGCCAATCGGCAACATAGATTCATTAAAATATTGGCGCAAATTGTGAAACTCTTGGATTTGCGATAGAATCTCTGTAGCATTTGTTGCAGTTAGCATATTACGGAATATATCAGCCGTTGTTGCCTGATACATTTCAAGAACCATTCGAATATCGTTTTTCTTGTTACGAGCCTTTTCATTTTTCTGCAGTGTAAACTTAAATTTTGCCTCATCAATTTTTTGAATAAGGAAAGCTGCGCGCAACTCACGATTGTCTGTGATTCCATTTGTAGTGTAGCGCTGCATCTCTACGTGCTGGATATGTGCGTGATTTCTATGAATTCGTGCCAAGATATCCTGTTCAGCAGTTGGAAGTCCCACGCGTGTGTAAAGCTGACGCAAATCATAATGTCCAGGCAGTCCACCACCGCCGCACGGAACGTCTCCAGGATTGCGCGGAATTACTCCATTATTTTGGCGTCGCAGGAAATCATAATAATGTGGGTTATGAATTGTCCCAGTCTCGATTCGTCCAGTCCGCCAACTAAAAGCAGTCTGGCATTGTGTACAGTACATCTGGTCACAACCTTCGATCTTGAAAATCATCGCTGCGCACTTAGGACAATTCTTAGAGTCTGCTCGCAGCAAGTTTGCAGTTGCCAAACTGTCTGCAGTACAAACGTGTGCAGGCGCTGGAATCACATCTTCGTCCTTAGGGTGGCGAGCATCGTACTGCGTTTTTGTCTCTTTAATCTCGTGACAATCTGCGCACACGCGCACCTCACATAGTCCACACTTCCAAGCGGTTGAAAGAAAGCCATTACAATTATTTGCAGGGCAAGCGCGTACAAATACTCTGCGCTCTTCTTCTGGAGCAGCCACACCAGCAATTCCATTCATTCTGCGATGGAGAAGGTCTCGCTTGTGCTGAAGAAAGTCTTTCTCAATTTTCAGGCAGTAGCGTTTGATATCAATATCTAGCATTTCTCGGTAGTATTCAAGTTTCTTTTCGATATTTTTCTCATCATTTCGCAATGAAGTATACTTTGTATATTTTTCAACACGCTTTGCATTGAGCTTTACCATTTTTTCATCAATTGGGTCCATTTCTTTCTCAATATTCCAGAATGCTTTTAAGTTTTCGGCATATGGCTGAGTCTCTGGAAGAAGGCTGCGCTCGCGTTCAAAAAGAACTGCTTCGCGACGCTTTTTGTACTCTCCGTCAACAAATTTCTTTGTGAAAGTTGTGGTAAGAAATTCATAATTCCAAGCTTTTTTGCATTTATCATTCATACAGTGCGGATCCTCACTGCTGCTCATAAGCCAACGTGTAGCACATCCAGTACAAACATCATAAGTGCAGTACTGACAGTTAGTCGGCTTATGATTAGACTTATTGAACTTCTCGCAGCAGATAAGACAGGTAGGAACTTCCTTTTTAATAATTTTAGACATTTTTTGCAATTTATAGTATCTATTTAATTTAATATAAATAAGAAATCAATTTTTATTAAAAACACAGTTTTTTTAAAATTTATATGTACATAAAACCTTCATTTTTTCAATTAAAAATAAAAAAATGATTTTTAAAAGTATACCATAGTAAACCTATAACAACAATAATGTCAAATCAATATGAATTAACTGAAATTCAATGGGAAATTGATGACCCGGATATTAAGCTTCCATCCACTGTTTTCGTTACAGCAAAATCTCGCAATGCAGCTTTTGCACAGGTATCACATATATATGGTTGGTCAATTAAATTTGCAGTTATTGAACTCTTATAATATAATTTTTGTATAGTATTATTTTAGTAGTAATGCAAAAAACAAAAAAATTGAAGGTATCTCTTACAAAATCTTTACGTAAGATGAATATTTCAGGAGGTACTTCACAATCACAATCAAAAGCGATAAGAGTATCATCGTCGCAAAAATTAAATCCAAATGATTATATATCACATTTATTAAATTCAGATTTACTTGCAAAAATAGCTCATGATATACCTGCAAGATATTTGCAAAATTTTATGCAAGTGAATAAATATATAAATGAATCTTTACGTGAATATCTTCCAGTATTTATTAAACAGCATTTTTTACCAAAACAAATAAGAAGTCGTGCCGCATTAGAAGCAGCTAAAAATGATGCATTACTTAATCAAAATACTTTACATACTATGTCTCTTGAAGATTTCTTACTTCGCGTTCGTCCAGGATTAATAGAGTGGGTATATCTACGTCAACATTATATTGAAAAATTTGAAGAACTTATTAGAGCTACACAGGACAATGATGCTAAAAAATTGCTTAATTTAAAACGTATTGCATTAATATATATTGATTTTACAAAAGAAGATATAGAAAGATTTATACAAATTCAAACATTTAATTACAGAGATATTCTTGTAATTTATCCAGAATATATTGATATTTCAAGAATGTTATTTGATGAATTTATGGCAACTATTCATCCTTTTATAATTGAAAAATTTAATCAAAATGATAAAAACTTATATATACATAACTTAGAATCTTTAATAGCTGATACACATACTCGATGGCAAGCACAACCACGTGACCAAGAAGAATGGGACCAATATGATAATGAAATGAATAATGTCATAAAATACGGCGATATAATAACGTCAATTAGACATCCAGAATTTTCGATAGATGAAATTATTGAACATAGAGAACATAAATTTCAGTGTCATCATTGTTATCCACCACATCCTAGATTTACAGATTATAACTAGTAAGTATAATTAGTAATTAATACTTCATTTGTAGATGAAGCAGGGTCTTTTGAATGAATTGCACGCCGACAAGAAATTGTTTTTATAACAAAGTCATCTGTAAATGCATCACGGACTAATTTAACGTCCGCATTACTTATAAGCATTTTACAAGATAATTCATTACATATTTTAAAAAGGTTTTTATGATCATCGATAATAAACCCCTTACTTGTATAACTTACAAATGATGAAGTATTTTCGGGAGCATATGGTGGATCAAGATAAATAAAGTCATTATCATTATCAACTTCTTCAATGCTCTCTTGAAAACCTCTGCAAGTAAAAATTACATCTTCAATAAGTTGTGATACATCGCGAATATGTTGTTCATCAATAATATATGGGCGTTTATAATTTCCATAAGGTACATTGAATCCATTTGGTCCTTCACGATAGACATCGCGAAAACAAGTTTTGTTCATAAATATAAGCATTGCTGTTGCACGTACACTATTTCTTTCAGCATCAGTTAAATTATTAAAACTTCGTCTTATCCAATAATAATAAGATTCTGGCGAAGTCAATCCTTCACTAATATTACTTGCAAGTCGATTAACTGTCGTTCCTTTAATTTCATTAAATTCACTAATAATTTTTTTAAGTTCAGAAAGAACTCCATTAACATCTGACTGAATATTTTTGTAGAAATAAATAAGATTTTTATTGATATCACTCGCATATATACTTCCATTAATTTTAAGTTCACCATACATTTTATAAGAAAGTACTGCGAATAGGACACTTCCACCACCAATGAATGGTTCATGATAATTATTCATCTCTTTTGGAATATGTTCTAATATATCTTCAATAAGCTGTGTTTTTCCACTAACCCATTTAAGTAATGGTTTAATAATTTCAACCATAATTATTTTTATATTTAAAATTTATTATAATAAAGTCATTTTTATTTAAGCAAAATTTAATTTTAGTATTAAACTACTACATTTTAGTCTCAATAATGTCAGAACAAAATAATATAGACGCGATACTTGGGTTAGGTGAGCCACCTGTAAAAGTAGATCTTGCATTTATGCATCATCTTATGCAAACAAACGCAGATATGCGTTTACAATTAGAAACTCTTCAAGATATGTATCAAGCAAATCTTCAATTAAATCAAATTGGTGATCCGGTTCGATAAGTATCTATTTTGAATGGAATGTCAATTCAATATGCTCCGGGAAATGGAGCTACACCTGCAATATGTGAAGCAGCTGAAGAAGCAACTATTGCAATAATAGAAACCATTAAAAATACTTACATGAATTATAATAAAGTACATAAAAAATGAATTCATTATAAAATTAATATGGATTATCAACACGATCAACACCATCAACACCACCAACACCATCAACACCACCAAATATTATAAGACATATCCATAATTCTATGGAAATTGATTGTCTTATTGACAGTTTTCAAAACTCTGCAAATTTAAAAGATTCATGGTATAATAACTCTCAATATGGTTTGACTGTAATGGGTGAACAAGTTATAGCAACTCAATTTATACCAGAAGGCACATACTTGGGAGAAATAATTGGCATACATACATATTCATGGGATGTTAAGAATCCAAGCCCATATATTATAACAATTGATGATGATTATGTTATTGATGGAACACAAGCTCCACGTTCAATATTAACAATGATACGTAATGCATATTATATTGGCCTTAATGAAAATTGTATGTTACAACTTACTACAAATTGCGATGATGGAGAAGATAAAGTTGGTATGCTTACTATGCATGATATTCATCCTGGAGAAGAACTTCTATATTAAATTAAAAAGCATTTAAAGATATCTTACTGATATATTTTGGGTATTTACTCCAAATAATGATCCCTTGTAACTCAGTTGGTTAGAGTGGCAGACTGTTAAAAAATTACCATTTGGTAATGCAACTGAAATCTGTAAGTCACAGGTTCAAATCCTGTCAGGGGAGCAAATAATTATTTTTATACAGAGGATACAATAATGATATGCTATATTTGTGAAGAAATCAATGATTATTATGAAATGTGTAAGAAAGGTACTTGTAAACCAATTTATTGTAAATAATCTTAAATTGTAAAAAAAATGAATTTTATTACAATCAATTTCTACACCAAAAATGGATAAAACGTACGGCTTAGTTATATATGATGAAAATAAAAATACTCATACCATATCTGGTGAACCATTCACAAATTTTGCGGTAAATAAATATCAAATATTAAGAAGTACATATTTCTCAATATATTGGCTACCAAATTTAAAATATATAGTTTATTTGGTAAAATATAATATACCTCGCAAAAATTATCTCATTCATGCTCATCAATGTCTTGAAAATAATTTTTGGCAATCACAAATAGTTGCAACATTTTATTTAGATTATACTAGGAGCCAACGAATAAATAATATAGTGAGTACAAATAGTCAATGGTCATTAGATTTTAATGAAATAAATTCAATAATTTCACTTCCATATATTCATAAACTTATCGAATAATTAATGATGGAAATTCATCATTTTGCAAAACAAGACCAGTTGTTTTTTTATTTCTACTATATTTCCAACGTATATTTTGAATTGTTGGATTCACCCAACAATACCAATTAAATGGGCATACTCCAGCTTTCATATAATCGTATAACATATGGTCAATAGTATATATACCATTTGGATAATTTAATAATAAATTATATAATTTTTGTGCTCCAGCTCGTGTAATAATATATGCATGAGTGCAATATGTAGGTAGTTTACAAATAGTAGTATCCGCACATGCAATATCAATTTCATTACCAATAAATAATATATCAAAATCTTTTGGTGTGCGATTATAATAATCTGGTACAAGTTTATTCCATTTTTCATGAAAGTCAATATCATCTTCAAATACTGTAAACATTGTCCTATCTTCAATATTTTCCATTTCAATAATTTTTTTCCAAATATTTAAATGAGACAACATACATCCTTCTCTTCCAATATGTTTTTGTAATAATTTATCAAAAGAAATACTATGATGATTTGCAAATTTTGGAGAACCATGCTTTTCCCATTCATTGCTTAATGTTTTATTTATATGCATAAGTACTCCATCTACACCAGATATTCTTTCAATATTTGTAAAACCTGCTGCAAGTAATCTTGGAAACACTACCTGTAATCGTTCAGGTGATCTATCAAGATTAATAAGATATGTCTTTATAAAAAATTCAAATATATTTGCCTCTATGTTTTTCATAAGTGCAATTTTCTTTTGTTCTTCATTATAATTATACTGACGTTGTCGTTCAAGTATTTGTATTATTTGATATTGTTGAAAAAATAACTGATTATTCATTATACCACTAAAATGAATATATATAAGAAATAATTAATATTCTTTATTTAACAATAAGAATGACTTCTTCATTATATGAAAATCTTTGTTTGCGAAAAGAATATCTTACTACTTGTTTACATGAATTTTCAAAATATGAACAAGAACTACTAGAAATTAAAAATATAATTGCATTGAAAGAATCTACTCTTTTAAATAATTCAAAATATGATTTCATTATAGAATTATATTTTAATTTCTTAGAAATACATATTATTGATTCTCAATTAAAACTGTATAAATGAACTAATTCTTATTCTTATAATAGATTAGAGTAACTTCATGTTAAAAAAAAATAATTTTTATATACAAATAATATATATATTTATAGGTATCTGTATAGCTATATTATTATATATTCTTTGTTCATTAATATATAAAATTTATACTATAGAGAAATTTACAGAAGACTATATTGAAATTGAACGTGAACAAATTGATGTATATGTAATTAATCTTGCAAAAAATAAAGATAGATTAGACCTTATAACACATTTATATAATAAATCAGATTTAAAAAACATACCTTTTATTCGAATAGATGCTATTAATGGAAAAGAAATAGATGTAGAACCATATGTTACACCACGAGTTTATTCTGGAATAGTTGATATTGAAAATAATAATGGGCAACGATATCATCATTCACAAATAACACGTGGTGCAGTAGGATGTTATTTAAGTCATTTAAAAATATATGAACAAATACAACAATCATATGATTCCAAACCATATGCATTAATTTTAGAAGATGATGCATGGTTTAATGAAAATATTTATAAATCTGGAATACGTTATTTATATAAAAATATTCCACAGGATTGGGATATTGTTTTACTTGGTAAAATAGACCGTGATATTATACCACATGAAAATTACTTAGAAATGAGAGAATTCTGGGGTACTCATGGATATATTATTACTAAAAATGGTGTACATAAAATGTTACAAAATGCGAATATTCCAATAAATGATCAAATTGATGCAGTAATGGGTAAACTTTCACGTGAGAATATTATTAAAATATATGGTACAAAACAACAATATATATCAGCAAATAATAGTTTTGGTTCAGAAATACAAATGCCTATTACACAAAAAGAAGGTATTAATCCAGATAATGACCATCATCATAAATAAACTTATTTCTTAATATACTATAACTGATTGAAATAATTAAATGAAACAAATAAATGAAAATTATAAAAATACTCTAGCAGAAAACCTACTTCACCATCATCTATAGAAACATCTATAAATATAAAATCGTTTGATACAACAACAGCACTAGCAGGTATGTATTTATGGTTATTATTTGGATTATTTACACTATTATTGTCCTGTCAACTACAAAATACAATAATTAATAATATGTTTATGAAACATTTATTTGCATTTATAACATTCTTCTTTCTAATGACAGTTGTTGATCCAAATAATAAAGAAGGTATTCCTACAACTTTATTAAAAGTTTTATAATATATGTTATTTTCATGATGTTAACAAAAAATATACTACCATTTGCATTAACTATAATTAGTTTGCTTATTATTGATCAATTAATTAAAATACATATGCAATATCTTATAAATAATCACACGAATGTCGATATTTCAAAATATAGAAAGATGCGAAATATATTGTATATTTTAATAATGATTATTGTTACAATAGGATTCATCCATTATTTAATTCGTGCACGAAGTGAATTTGGACAAAATTTTAGTTATTTTAGATTTATATTTGGTACAGTAAAATGTAGACATCTTACTTAAAGAAAAGACAATGATATCAATAATAAATAAGTATGCCAGCTCCAAAAGTTTGGGATGATTTTTTACAAGGGCAAGTATTAGTTATTACTTCAAGTTCTTCATCCGGGTCATATATTCGAACTGAAAAGCGTTTACAAAAAGCAGGTTTTACAAATATAAATCCAATTATAATACCATCTATAAAAAATAATACATTACATTGGCAAAATATTTTTGGTGATAAACCGCCATTATTTAATACAAAAGATAATGCATTTATGGATACAGTATCACATCCTCATAAACAAGAATATGCAGCAGCTCATTTCACAGCTTATCAATATATAATGAACAAAAAATATGAATATGCATTTATTATTGATGATGACATCGTATTTCATAAAGATTGGGAACTCCTTGCACCAAAATATTTTGAAGTAACACCAGATGATTATGCAATGTGTTATATTGGTCATCATTGTGGTTGTGGAATAGATGCTCATGTGATTCGCGTTCCAACATTTAGTCTTCAATCAGTTATTGTAACACAAGAAGCTGCAAATTTTTTAATTAATAAACTTCTATATCATCCAATGGGAATATGTACATTAGATTGTATGATTAATGAAATGATGATGGCTGCATTAATAAATCAAGAAGAAGGAACAGATGGAATATCAAACGATTTTTGTAATTGGTATGCTTGGAATGCAGAAATGTTCCCAGATACAAGTGCAAATAAGATACCCGCATATAAAGAAAAAGATTTAGGACTTATATTTAAAGAGGAACCACCATCAATTATAATTAACCCAATATCTTAACTACCTTGATTTAATCCTATTTCTATAAAATTACTAAACAAATTTTCAATATCTAAATAAAATGTCATGGCAGTTTCAACAGCACTTAAATTATAATTTTTTTGAAGCATACGATTTGTATCAATACCAACAAATAAACTAAATAATATAATACTAATTGTAGCTATATTTGCATATACTTGTGAACTTACTGGAACAAAGAGAAGAACAATTCGAACTGTAAGAAGCCCAACTAATAGAATGCACATCATAAACATAGTAAATGATAAATCTATACCCATACTTGCAATAATAACACCAATAAGTGACATACTTATAAAAACACCCATTGATGAAATAAGAGCAACTTCAATAATTTCGTTTGAAACATATGTTGATGCACCTATTGATAAAATACCAAGTATAAATGAAAATAAACAAAAAAGTAGAAATTGCACAATAGTGCTACAATATGGAATTACAAATATAATAATGAAAGGTATAATAATAAGAGGTATAAAAAATTTTATAGAAAAATGATATATATCTTGATGATTTCGTAAATATTTAGTTACAAAGAATGTAATAAATAATTGTGATGCAAGAATAAAATATACCATGCCAATAAAAGATTTTTTTTGAATAAGTAATTTACCAAAAGTATTTGTATTCATCTCTATAGGTTATTTTGAAAAAAATAAGCTACAATATATATAGAAGGTCGGTAAATAATGTCAATAAATATAAATAAACGATACCTACTAATAGGTGTCATTTTATTTATTTTAATAGTGATGATTTCAATAATAGGAGGATATAAAAAAAAATCAGCCGAGTCATTTAATAATTCATCTCCTTCTTCCTCATCTGCTAAAATATATGATGATGATGGTATTCATGTATCAATTCCCAATTATTCAGTTCAAGAAATAGATAATTTCTTAACATATGAAGAATGTGATAAACTTATAGAACTTGCATCAACTCGTCTTGAACCAAGTCGAGTATATACTGAAAGTTCAGATTTACATGATACTGAAAATAGAAAAAGCGATCAAGCATGGCTTTTAAATGATACCCATAGTCTTGTACTACAAATCGCAGAAAAAATTGCACGATTAACAAATATTCCTGTTGAAAATCAAGAAGATATGCAAGTTGTTCACTATGAACCTGGAGGGTTTTTTAGAACACATTATGATGCTTGTGAAGGAACAGAAACATTTTGCGAACGTATGAATGGTCTTGCAGGTCCACGTATATGGACATATTTAATATATTTAAATGACGAAAATGTTACTGGTGGAGAAACAGTATTCCCTTACATAAATAAAAAGGTAACTCCTAAAAAAGGCAAATGTGTTATCTTTCAAAGTACCGACGAAACAGGACGTCTTATTAAAGAATCTTTACATGGAGGTGAACCAGTTTTATCTGGTGTAAAATGGATTTGTAATAAATGGGTTCGTAAAAATAAATATAAATAGGTTTAAGTTAAGTCTGTATAGTTTTTTTACTAAGAATATCTAAAATAAGAAAGAAAAGGGCATTTTTAACAGCATTTGAAGTAATTCGAAATGATACTCCATTATAAAATCCAGCAATTCCTTTAGTCATAAGTAAATTTTTACTAATAGAAAGAGGATGAGTTATTGTATTATGTGAAGAAAGAGTATTAAAACACATATGAGCTCTTATAGTATCAAATGGAATTGTAATTCCAGTAGTAATTGCACCAGATAATCCACCATATCCAATCGATAATAAATTATTATTTGAGCAAATATATTGTTGATCTAAATATTTCATAAATTTATATAAACGTATACGTAAATCAATTTCAATCATATCTTCAATAACACATAAACCATATCCATTATATAATCCATGAAAACCGTTTTTTAAATATAATTTTTTTGCAGAATCAATTATATTAGATGATGCACCAGATTGCATAATTCGCATACTATTTCCAATCGGTAATTTAATAAATGAAGTAATAAATGAACTTACTGCTCCTGCAAATGGATACATCGATAAATTATTATATATAGTAAAATATAAACTAAATACAAATCCGGAAGTTATTGATGATGTAGTTATTCCAGTTAACCATCGATGAAAAACTATTTTTTTTGAAAATGAGGGAATTTGTCCGTGAATTTGTAGCAATGTTTTTTTAGATTCAAGTGAATATACACATGCTTGACTGAATGCACGTGCAATTCCTTCATTCATACCATTATTATTAAAATGATTAACTTTTTCACAGTGAGATGGGCGCTGTATTTTACAATATGAATTATTTTGAATTTTAACATATGCTGTTGCAGGTATCATTTATTACCTATTAAAAGTATGTAAAAATAAATATCATTTTTTAAATATTGCGTTTAGCAATGAACTTCTTTTGTTTTAACAGGTGTTATAATACCACTATCCATAACAAGTCTATAATGAATATGACGAGGTAGAGTGTATCCAGGTCCAACTTTATATTGTCCTGGGCAATTAAAATGCAATATAGCTTTACCATTTTGTATGGTAGTAATACCTACATTTGTATAGTCACTATATGCTATTTTTGGATTTGGTTGTGTAATACTATTAGTCTTTGCTCCCCAAAATATTATACGGGTACCGTCTTTAACATCGAATGACAGTTCTATTTCTACATTTGCACCATCGATAGTCAATGAATTTTTAATTGCAGATGGAGGTAATACAGTAAATCCTAAAAATGGTAAAAATGTGTCTCTATGTGATATTAACCATATAGAACTTAAAAATACTAAAAATGCAAAAAATTTTTTACATGGATTATAGTTGGGAGACATCATATGTTTAAAAGAAAAATAGAATGCATACAATAAAACTATACCTTGTGTAACAATTTCTAATTTAAAATACATACTTCCTATTTGTATAATGACAAAAAATATACAATGAATATTAAATTAATTATTTAATTTTAAAATTTTTTTGAACATAAAATCGTGAAATATGTGGCGTCGTTTCATGTAATAAATTTTGAAATTTAATTGCTATTATATTTCCTTTTTCATCTGTATAATAGACATCTTGCAATACATATCCTTTTTCTGGTAAATTTTTAGATAGATTTAAAATACAATGTATGCAAGGTTTTGAATTTCCAAATTGCCCATTTTTACTTACACGAATAACAAGTAAATCAATTTTTTTTAAATTTTTTTGACGACGTAAAGGTAGTAACTTTCTCATAGCATTTGCTTCTGCATGTATACTTGAACATGTTGAATCAGATGTATTGTTATACTGGTTTTCGCCATAGCTTTTTACTGCGAAAGGTACAATTATGGTTGAAAAATACCGCCGCATGGTTAAATCCACTACTCATACATGAAATGATTGGACTAGAAGACTTAGAAGTCTTGGTATCAGTACACTTATAACGATTGCACATAGCAGTGTAACCAACAGATGTTGGACTGCATACACAGCGACGACGGTCAGACAAATTGTTAGCCAAAGACTGCAACTGCTGCTGCAAGAAAGCCATTACAAATTTTAGAGTATCAATATGATATGATATTGTAAATTATCTTTAAATACACTTAAAAATCAATTTTTAATAAATATATAATAAATATTATTATTTTAATAACAAACACCATTATGTGTTGGAGCAGGAGATGGTGAAGAAGCAGGTGCACCCATAATATTTGGCATTGTAATTGGTGGAAGATTTACATTAATACCATTTAATGTAAGAGGGCTACATTTTTCTAAATCACTATCACTTATTGATGATGTACCATTCATATTAATTTGCCACTGTGGTGCAGGTGGTAGATATTTTGCAGGTGCGCTTACGGTTGCTGGACAAGAAACTACAGCAGCAGGTGTATTTTGTAATGCAGTTAATTGATTTTGTAATTTTTTAGCTTGTAAAGCAGTAAGATTAAGTTGATCCAACAAGTCATTATTTTGAGCAGTTAAATTTGCTTGTACTTGTGTTAATGTACTTGATAATAAATTAATACTAGAAGCTTCTTGTATATAATAATTGTTAATTGTAATTATATCATTTTGCGATAAAGCAATATTATAATAAGCAAAGGCGATTATATATGCATTTAAATTACGATTTGTATTAATTTGCATTTGTTGCATTGCAAGAATTATTGGACTTGGAGGTGTTGGAGGTTGATATTTTGCGCTAAATTGTAGAGTACCTATATAAAATAATACTGTTGGGTTCGTAGGAGTATTATTAAATACAAGTGAATAGAGTGTTGTATTTCCATTTGATATAAAAGTAGATATTGGAACTTTCCATGCATAAACGGTACTTGCTGAACCAACATATGCATTCACTTCAATATTTGATGTATCATTGGCAATTGGTGCAACTGATAATCGAATCATATTTGGTGTTTGTGCAAACATTTCAAATAAAATGATTTCTGCATCAGTATCAAAATGTAAACTTTGAATAGTTAAATAAAATACTGCAGAAAAAGATGATAATGCATAATTTGTTGAAGCAGTTGTAAGATGAATTGACGGTGGACCTTGTATCATAATATTGTTTAATAGTAGACCAGTATTATCTATACTTGCTGGAACATTTGGACCATTTAAAAAATAGTTAACTGGTCCACCAGATTGACATGTTGTATGCATTGATGCATTATTTATACTATCATACCATATACTCATCGCTCCATTATAAGTATTATTGGTTGAACTTGTAAGATTGGTTGGGGCTTTAATATTAAATGAATTAAAATATAATAATAAATTTGTTAAATATGGCATAGCCACAGGTTGTCCTGGGCCTGGGCCTGGGCCTGGGCTAGGTACTGAACTAAGTTTAGATGAAGATGTAACTGAACTAGAAGATGATGAAGAAGGAGATGGGAAAGTACTTGTATTTGAAGGATAATTGTGTGGTCCTAACTGATTATCACCAGTTGTAGCGTCAAATGCGATACTATCAAATTTTTCAATATTAAATATATTATACTTATATGCAATACATACAATAGCAAAGCCTATAAATATTGATAACCAATATTTATATGTATTAGAAAGGGTCATCTCCTGTATTCAATATATACTTTTTTATTAATGAAAGTTATTTAAGCATTATTCTAAATTTGGATATAAATGGATTCCCGTATAACTGATTATGAAAATACTTCAGTTATTGATTCTTCAAATGATGGTGATGAATTATATAACGAACCAATGTATCAAATATTAGGACAATTTTTAGTTACAAAAGATAACAAAAATATTGCTACTGTGATAGATGAATTTACTAATGAAATAAAAACTATTTCGAAAATACTTGAAACAATAAGTTTAAATATTAAAGCACTTTCATTGAGCGATCCTAGTATATTGTTATCTCAAGTAGAATCACAACCAGTTATAGAGACTTCTTCTCTCGAGAATATTTCACCTTCGTCTTCACCGGTTGAAGATTCTTGATATATGTGCTATCAAAGATATTATTATAGGCATTTTCCCAATATTCTTCGGGGAAAATATAATTATTGGAAGAGGTATCTTTAATATATAAACCGTGTTTGCCGATACATAAAAATCTATCTGTACTATCTATTTTAATTGGAAGTGAAGTTATAAAATGAAGATCTTTAGAATTAATATCTGTATAAGTTTTTTTTTTCCATTCAATAAATGGCTTAATTGAATACCATTTCGATAATGAAACTTTTAATAAAGCTGGACCATATTTAGTTTTAACAATTAATAAGTCTTCACTATATTTATGTAAAATAGACTCTGCTTTTGGATATAATTTTGTTGTTTTTTCACTAGAAGTTTTTATTTTAGTAGAACTTATTGCTGCAGCATCGATTGTAGCTTTCTCAACAGCAGCATGAAATATTTTATAAAAATCGTTTAATGTTGGTTCTTTTAATGCAGTACCATTCATTATTTTATCTAAATCAGTTTCCATATGACTAGTAAAAACGGGGTCAACTATAAATGGAACAATTGGTTGTAAATAAGCTATAACTCTTATTCCAAGAGAAGTAGGTAATAAAAAATCCATTTCTTTGCTCCCACTTTTTATTATTGTTTCAGTAACAGTATACTTTTCAGACATAGTGTTTTTATTCCATTCATACTCATTACACTGTAAATCTTTTTGAGGACAAGGACCTTTTTCAATATATTGCCGACTATAAAGTTTATCAATTATTGCAGCATAAGTAGATGGTCTCCCAATACCTTCTTTTTCAAAGGCTTTTATAATAGTAGATTCATTATATAATGAGTTTGCCTTTGTAATATTTGGTATACCTTTAAAAGCTACTATCATTGTTGTGTGTCCATCGGTTTTTAATATATTTTTCCATAATTTTATATTTTTATCATCAATTTTAATATCAGGTGAATAAACAAGTAAATAACCTTCTTTTGTAAGATAAGATTCTTTACTATTGAAATAATATTTACAGGATAGAGAAGGCATTTCTATTTTATAATGAATTTCAATATATTCTGCGCTAATCATCTGCGAAGCAATTGTACGTCGCCATATAAGTGAATAAATTTTACGGTCATTTGCATTAAAATTTTCAGGTAATTCTTCTGCATGTATATTTGTATTAGATGGTCGAATAGCTTCATGTGCTTCTTGAGCATTTGCTTGTTTAGTTTTAAAAATACGAGGGTATATATTTTCAATACCATATGTACTTTTAATAAATTGTAAAATATTCTTTTGTGAATCGTCAGATAATTGAACTGAATCTGTTCGCATATAAGTAATAAATCCTGCTTCATAGAGTCGCTGTGCAGATTGCATTGCAGATTTTGGAGGAATATGATAGAGAGAATACACTTCTTGTTGAAATGTTGATGTAGTAAAAGGGGCAGATGGATTTTTCAATACTTTTTTAGTAGTATATTCAATATTCCATTGAGATGTAGAATGCTGAATAAGTAATTTTAAAAATATCTCAAATTCAGCTCTTACAATACTATCTGTTGTCCAACACATTATCTTATTATTAATTTTAGAATAGGCATGTGCAGATAATTCATTCGTAAAACCATTTATTTTAAAATTTCCATCACAAGTCCAATATGATTCTGGGATATGTTCTTCTGCATTTTTAAAACGTAATACAATCATTTGTAATCCAGATGTTTGAACACGTCCAGCACTAAGCGATTGTGTTACGAATCGTTTCCATAAAAGAGGGCTAAGTTCAAAACCAACGACACGATCTAAAATACGGCGAGTTTCCTGAGCAGCAAACATATTCATATCAATATCTTCTGGGTTTAAAAATGCTGTTTTTAATGCATTTTTTGTAATTTCATTAAAAACAACACGACAATACCCTGGTTTTTTTAGTTTAAGTATATTTTTTAAATGATATGCGATTGCATTTCCTTCAAGATCCATATCACTCGCAAGATAGACCATATGAACATCTTTGACTGCAGCTTTTAATTTTTTAATAATATCAGCTTTCGATTTTAATGGGATATATTGAACACTCCAATCAATTGTATTAATACCTAATTCTTTTTCAGGTAAATCTTGAATATGACCCAATGATGCTATAACTTTAAATTTACCAAGATGATTCAATTCTTTAATTGAATTTAAATAAGTTTCTATAATTTTTGCTTTTGCACCAGATTCAACAATGACTACATTCCTATTCATAATTATGCTATTATAAAAAAAACATTACTATCTTCAATTTTTATTATATTATAAATCTAAATGCATTGATACTTTTGGTACTTTTCGTAAAAGTGACTGTTTTTTCACTGTAGGACGTTCACCTTCAAAGAATTTTTCAATAATTTCTTTTTTACTTAATTTTACACTATCATCTAATTCTTCCACTTTTGTGCGGACTTCTGTAAGTTTAATAGGCAGTTGAACATCTAAACAATTAGATTTAATAACACCATGTTTTGTATCAATATTTGAATATTTATGTTGAATCATAAATTCTTGTACTTTTTTACCAAGAGCTTTTTGGTGAGTACGTCTTTCACGAAGAGCAATAGATAATTTACGAATTTGGTCATCAATTTTAATCCACTCTGATATCTGTTGTTTAAATTGTGCAATTTCATTTTCAGATGGTTCAGGAATTAAATCTTCAATATTTTCTTCGGGAAAAGATTCTTTTTCATAGAGTGTTGTCATTATATTTAATTTATGTTGTTTTTTTTGTAGATGTCTTTTTTTTTGTAGCTACTTTTTTATTATCATTAATTTTATCTTTATCCTTATATTGATTTGCAAATTCTAAAATACTATTTTTCGAACGGTCACCCATATATTCAGCAGTAGCTTTCGATTCTTTAACTATTTGTATAGTTGGAAATCCTGCAATATTTTTACGTAAATTATCTGGTAATACTCCCATTGATTTATATTCAACTTCTGCAAGATGAATTCCTTTGTCTTTTTCTAAAAATACTGTAATTTCTTTCCAGATTGGATGAAGAGCTGTACAATGTCCACAACCATTCATATAAAATAGAATTAATATAGGATGTTTATTTTTTAAAAGTGCATCAACTTTCTTTTTATTTTTGTCAGTTATTTCAATACTTTTCATATACTGTACCACCTATCTTTACAAAGACTATTTTTTTTCTAATTTAAAAAAATCCGCAGTTTTCCGCAGTTTTTTCTTCTTTGAATAAAGTAAGATATACTAATTATGTCAAGTGTAGAAGCATTTGATACATCTTGTATTGATGTATCTGATGCTATGTCTTGCGCTGCAATGATTGAACTTGCACAAAAGCAAGCTCATACAAATAAACTTCGATGTGCATATTCAATTGTTAGTCCTTTAGGTGATAAGGTAAATACTATATCAGATAAAGGTATAGAATATATATTACAGGCAAATGGAATAACTTCAAAGAATATATGTTTTAATCCAACTATAATGAGAAAAAGTGGATCATGGGAAAATCAATTTGGATTATTAAATCCAGATCCAAATCAAAATGTTATATCACAATACGATATTTTAACACGTCCTCGTTAATTTATTCATTTAAATAATAAAATATTAAGTATAGTATATTGTATCACATATCTTTTATAAAATGACACTTGAAAATAATGAAATTTTCATGCATGAACATAAAGTAGTTCTTATTACAGGTGGATGTGGAGCAATTGGTAGTTGTGTTGTTAATTATTTAAAATCTACTTATAAAAAAACGCGTTTTGTAAATGTAGATGCAATAACATACTGTGCACGTCGTGAAAATATAGAGCCACCATATAATAATTATATGCTTTATGAAGGAGATATATGCAATGTTGATTTCATTCGATACATATTTAAAATTGAAAACCCCTCTCTTGTAATACATCTTGCTGCAGAAACACATGTGGATCAAAGTTTTGGAAATTCATTTCGTTTTACACAAACAAATATAATGGGAACACATACACTTCTTGAATGTATGCATCATATTGGAGGTGTTAAATTGTTTGTTCATATGAGTACTGATGAAGTATATGGTTCGGTTAATGACGATGAAATATGTACTGAAAAATCTATGTTTGCACCAAGTAATCCATATTCTGCAACAAAAGCTGGTGCAGAAATGTTATGTCATGCATTTATAAAATCATTTCAGTTACCAATAATTATTGTTCGTTGTAATAATGCAATTAGTCCATATCAACATAGTGAAAAACTTATACCTCAATGTATTGAAAGTATACTAAATAACCGTAAAATAAAAGTTCATGGGGAAGGAAAAGCGAAACGTACATTTATACATGCTACAGATATTGCCGAAGCCGTTAATAAAATCGTAGAGAATGGTATTGTTGGAGAAATTTATAATATTGGAACATCAATGGAGTATAATGTTCTATCTGTTATTAAAGAAGTAGTATCACAAATGAAACCAGCCGATAATTATAATGATTGGATAACATTTGTACCAGATAGAGCTTTTCAAGATTATAGGTACTCAATAGATTCAACTGAATTACGAAAATTAGGATGGACTGAAAAAATATCTTTTAAAGATGCAATTGCCGATGTAATTGCATTTAAAAATACTAGTTTATAAATAAACAATTAAAATATAGATTATTTTTAATGTCTATAATGTTGTATTATATATTTAAAATGTATGTGTTGGTAAAATCAAAAATTAGTAATTATTACTATAAATATTATGCACAATTAATACCAAGCCATATTAAATACATTAAAATTATTGATACAAACATGAATGTGACATATCCATTTAATAAAAATATGTTAAGACCAAACTCAAATAGACCTCATATCTTTTATAAAATAAAAATTTGGAATCAAAAAGAAACGAAATATTATTATTATATTATAAATGATAAAATATTTAATAATTTATTCCAAACAGAAATAAATAAGTTTATATATGAAATTGATATATATCATAAAAAATATATAAATTCAAAGATTTTTACAATACTCATAAACAATAATGATGTCACAGATATACTTTATAAATATAAAATGAGTATATCTATTCCAGATAATATTACTACAAATGTTTTATATATGGAATACTGTGAATCTAAAAATATATTAGATGTTGCTCTTAATTTTCGTGTTATAGTAATTGATTACGAATTAAATGAAAAAGAATATTATATAGATGAATATATTAAATAAATATGGCGTTTTTTTTATAGTATTATTTAACTATAATATAAGTAATGGAGGAGAACTTATATTATACAAATAAAAATATATATGGAGTTGGTACTTTACAAGTAAGTAATTTAGTTACATTACTGCAAACAACAGTTACAACCCAAAGTTACCAACTCAATAACCAAGGAAGTAATTTAGTTTTATCAAATAGTACACCATCAACAGCTGGATTAACTGTACTACAAGGTGGTGGAACTACATATAATATAGCAGATTTTTATAATTATTATGCTTCACCTTCAATACCAGTATTAAGTATTTTAAATGCTTCTTCGTCATATACAAATGTTCTAAATATTAATAATAACCCATTTGCAGATATTAATGCAAATATAACAACCAGTATAATAACTACTCAAAATAACAATATTAATAGTGGTTCTGGAAATATTAATACGAATATACTTAATTCAACTCAAATTATAACTCAAAATATTACATCATCAACAATTAATACTCAAAATAATACTATTAATATTGGAAGTGGAAATTTAATTGTTAACAAAATAACATCAGGAACTATAACAACTCAAAATAATACTATTAATACTGGTTCAGGTATAATTTATACTTCAAATATATGGCTTTTAGGTAATTTATATAATAGTAATGGTGTTCCATATCAACTTGATGGCGGAATTCTTAAAAATGGTTCAGCTATTACATCCGGTAGTATAACGACACAAAATAGTACATTAAATATTGGTTCAGGAACAATATATTCTTATGGGAATGGGTATTTTAATTCAATAAGCACCGCAACAATAAGTACGCAAAATAATACAATTAATACTGGTTCAGGTGTAATTTATACTTCAAATATATATCTTTTAGGTAATTTATATAATAGTAACGGCATTCCATATCAACTTGATGGAGTAATTCTTAAAAATGGTTCAGCTATTACATCCAGTAGTATAACGACTCAAAATAGTACATTAAATATTGGTTCAGGAACA